ACGAAGGGAGCTACTAGCGACGCGGCAAGTGCATGGCTTCAGTACCGTTATGGTATTATGCCTTTGCACTACTCTATCTTGGACGGGATCAAGGCTCTTAACAAAGCCGAGACGATGTTCATGACAGTCCGTGACGGCGAATCCTTAAGTTTGGACGATGGTGTCTCTATCAGAACCGATGTAGCTGGTTTCAAAATAGAGCATACCTACACCCAAGTCGAAGGCGTCGCTATACACGGTGTCTGGAAAGGGAAGTTCGAGAAATCTCGACGCTCTCCTATCCAGAACTGGCTCCCGACAACTGCTTGGGAGTTAGTGCCGTATTCATTCGTTGCTGACTGGTTTATTAACATCGGTGATGTTATTCAATCAGTAAGACCAACAGGAGCTCTCGCTTCGAAGAGCTGTTTGAGTACTAAAACAACATTATGGTACTCAGAAGAAGTGCGTTTGGTAACAAACCGCATCGAGCATGACGATGAGTCTGTGTCAGAAGCAATCCTAGTAGGATCACCTGAACTTTGCAGGCTCACCGAGGAGTCTATGCAGCGTGTAGTTCGCGGCTTTCGCCGAAAATTACAAGTCCATGCCGTTTTGACATGGGAACGCCGCACAGACGCATTCGCGTTGATGTGGAGCTCATTGCGACGCAAAATACGCTAATCATTTAAGGAATCAACTAATGTCAATTACCCTAAAACAAGTCCCGGCTGGTAAACCAGGACAACTATCGTACGTCAACACTAAAGACTACGGTTTCCGTCTCAACGTCGACCACAAAGTGGTTAACGTTGACAATCGCGGTACACCTACTGCTGTCGTCAAATGCGAATTTGACGTGCGGCGTATGGTGGACGGTAAGGCTTGCGGGACTTCATGTCCTGCGCGCTTTCCCGCTCTGATCAAATTCACGATTTCGGCCCCATTGGGGACTGATGTTAGTGAAAATGTGAAAATCGCAGCCCATATGTTAAATCTGTACACGCGTGGGGGCATTCCATCGCCCTTCATTGCAAATGCTGACGAAATTACGGTGGCTTAATAACCGCCTTTTCAAGGAAACCAGTGTATGGAAACCAAGATTAACCTCGTTAACAATAAAATCCTTAATTGGATTACAGATTTACCATTATGTATCAAACATGCCGGAAACACTTGGCATGAAGATACTATACTGCAGTCTCATGACAGCACAATTGCTGGTATTACTGTTTCAGGAATCTTGAAGAAATTCGAGAAACCATCACTAACCGGTGAGGAAGCACGCCGCGAGGCGGCTATTCAAGCCTACTTAAGTGATAACTCAAGGCTTTCAAAGTCTAAAGTTAATACGTTCAGTGATGAAGCAGTTGAGCGTTTCGAACTAGCCCGCAAATTAATCAAAAAGTGGGTTGCTACCGATTCTCTCCGAGATGACGACGCATGGTTCGGAAAGGGTGAATGCTTTGATTCACATCAAGGTAGGACATCCCCGTTGGCGAAACTCAACAAGCTGCCGTTTACGGTCACTTGCGGAGCAGCAACCGACGGAGTCATGTTGTTATGGAGGAACCGCCAGCTTAAGCGGTGGTTGGTCAGCTGGGCACGCACCAAAGGATCTCCAATAGATCGGAGTCCAAAAGGACGTGCGGAGTTTTATGCCGCACTAATGCGTGACCAGTTGATCAGTGTTGTTCCGGGCAACCGGGGCGAGACTGTTCCAAAGAATAACAAAACAGACCGCTTTATTGGGGTGGAACCGAAGCTTAATATGTTGCTCCAAAAGACTGTCGGTGGATTACTCCGCCGCAGCTTGAAACGAGCCGGTGTTGACCTCTTACGGGGTCAG